CTGGTTCGCCCCAAACGCCGCTGTATGGGTCGACGAGGCTGGGTGGCGCTGGCCCATGGCGACGCTGCCAGCAGGCGTACAGCTGCCGGCGCAGCCCAGCGGCGACGAGCCCGAGGACGACCTAATCAAGCAGCTTATAGAAGTGCAAAGGAGATACTGGGATGAAAAACCTGAGATGTGAGATATGCGGGGTGCTGTGTGGGCACAGCCTAATGTGCGAGAGCCCGGAGGGGCGGCGCCTTGCCCTGGCGGAACGGCGCTGGAAGCGATGCTTCGCGTGCATCGAGCTCGCCGAAGCCGAGGAATGGTACGCGCAGCAACGAGAGATGATGGCAGAGCGAGCGCCGGCGTGATATCATCCGCGGTTTGTTGAGGGTGAGTGATGACCAAAGACGACGAGACAACGTTCTTCACGTTACACGTGCTGATCTGCAGAAAACGTATCAGCGTCCGCGTCGGATACTTCTGGCTGCTGCTCGCTGGCTTATGCATCTGGTGGGCTTGCCGATGAGCGCCGTCATCGTCACCGGCTCCCGCCACTGGGGCGACGAGGAGCCCATCTACCGGGCGCTCGACGACGCCTGCCCGACGCTCGTGGTGCAGGGTGGCGCCGCCGGAGCGGATGCGATCGCGCGCCAATGGGCGAAGGAAACGCGCACACCGATCAGAACGTTCCACGCGAACTGGCTGAAGCACGGACGACGCGCGGGGCCGCTGCGAAACGGGCTGATGCTGCGCGCGTACCCACAAGCGATCGTGCTCGCGTTTCCCCTCGATGGGCCCGGCACGGCCGACTGCATGCGCCAGGCGCGCGAGCTCGGGATGCGCGTGATCGTCTATCGTGACCCGAGCGCGCATCCGAGAACGGAGGTGGAGTGATGCATAACCTGGCCGACGACTGGCGCCAATACGCGCCGGATCACCGCTGCACGGCCTGCGGCTGCAGGAAGGACTACCACCGCTCGGGCAGCTCCGTAGAGCCGTACGAGAAGCGCCACCTGTGTCCGCCGACGATCAGCCGCGGGGTGCCGGTGCCGTATGATGGCGGCTGCGAGAAGTACTGGACCGTGGCGACGGTGTTCACGCCGAGCGAGCACCGTGACCACTGATGAGCGTGCCGTGTTGCGCTGGGTGCTGCTGAGCCCAGCGGAGCGAGAGCGCTGCGAGATGGGGCCGCCACGAGCAGCGCTCTTGCGCGTCGCTGATCGGCTGCGACATCGGCAGGGTGTCGCGGCTCCCATCAAAAAGCGAAGCGCTGATATCATTGCGCTTGCCACTGCGCTGATATCACGTTAGGTTTGCGGACACGGGAGAATGCGCAATGAGAATCCGCAATGAGAATCCGAACGATCATATCGAGCTACTCAAGTCTCACATGGCGAACGGCACGCTGATCCGCGGCGCCTGGACCGGCAAGGACGCGCAAGGGCGCCAGACCGCGTGCCTGCTCGCGGCCATGGTCCCGCAGTGTGGGCAGGAACGTAGCTCAATCCCCTGCCCCGCCACGGTCATGCCGAGGTGGCTCGCCTACCTGACGCCCAACCTCGATGACCGCGGCTCGATCGAGGCATGGCCAGCGATGGTCGAGCGCTTCGCCTCGCTCGCCGCGCGCTGGCACAGCCTCGATGAGGCCGCTTGGCGGCGCGTGCAATTCGGATGGCTCGCGGCGGTCGTGCGCGAGGCGGCGGCGGTTGTGCGCGAGGCGGCTATCACCGCCGTCTGCGAACGAGTGGCAGCGCTTTGCGATGGCGTCGTGACCACGGGCGTGATCGACGCGGCCTCGTTCCAGAAGGCGCAAACAGCGGCGGAGGAGGCGGCGGCGTCGTGGGCGGAGGAGGCGGCGGCGTCGTGGACGGCGCGGGCGGCGGCGGCGGCGGCGTGGACGGCGGCGGTGCGGGCGGCGCGGGCGGCGGCGGCGGCGGCGTGGACGGCGCGGGCGTGGGCGGAGGAGGCGGCGGCGTCGTGGACGGCGGAGGCGGCGGCGTGGGCGGCGCGGGCGGCGGCGGCGGCGGAGGCGGCGGCGGATTCGGCGGCATGGGCGGCGTGGGCGTCGTGGGCGGCGGAGGAGGCGGCGTGGGCGTTGTGGGACCGCATCACCGTTGCCCTGTTCGATGCGATCGAGGGCGAGCTCGCGTCGTTGGCCGCGAGCGGGCAATGCACTGGTCGCTGCTGCTCTCTCAGCGTTGAGCTGGAGACGGCGCGCCAGGAGCTCGCGGCGCTGCGGGAGCAGTGCAACCGACAGGAACACGGATTCGCGCAGCGCGAGAGTGCGCTGCAGCGCGAACTGGCTCGGGCGCGAGACCACGTGATCGAGCTGCAGCGGCTGTCGGACAGCTGGTACGACAGCTGGAACGACAAGGGCATCACTCCTGACGATGGCCTGCCCGAGGAGCGAGCGCTGTTCTTCGCCATCCGCGCTTGGCGCGAGCGAAGCGCTTGACTGCGGGTGATATCCTGATATCGTTCCTTGTCGGCGGCTGAGTCTCCCGACGAATGGCTCAGCCGCCGTTAACCCACCGCGCGGGGCAGTCGCGCGGAGAAAGATCCGAATGTTGACGAGAGAAGAGAGGCAATTGCGTATTATTCGCGCTTTTGACGAGTTCAAGTCCAAGAGTCCGCATATGGTTGCAACGGTGAGTGAAGCGTCGCTGCTGATCTGTTTCCTGGCTGGGTTCACCGCTGGGCACATTCTGGGCGCCGAAGAGGCTAGTGACATGGTCTCATCGCTGATGGGCAATAGCCCCAAGAAGGAGGGTGTGTAATGTCTTTTGGATTGACTGTTCCTGGACGTCTGGGTGCCGATCCCGACGTGCGCCACACGAGCGGCGGAACCGTTGTGGCGAACTTTCGCGTGGCCGTTTCCGGCTACGATCGCGAGGAAAAAGAGAAAACTACCACGTGGGTTCGCGTGACCATGTGGGGCGCCCGCGGCGAGCAGATCGCGAAGCTGCTCAGCAAGGGCGACGCCGTGTGCTTCATGGGCGTCGGCGAGCTGAAGTCATATAAGAACAGGGACGACGAAGAGGTCGTGTACATCGAATGCACGGCATCCGATTGCGCGCTGCTGGGCTCATCCAAGCCGCGGGATGAAGACCGGGGCAAGAGCGAGAAGCGCGACAGCAAGCGTGACAGCAAGCGCGATGACGACGACGTTCCGTTCTGAGATGTCCAGGCGCCTCGCTCAGTGCCGGGCCGAGCTTGCTGCGGCAAAGCTCGAGCTCGCATGCGAGCGAGGTGCCCATGCGCGGCGACCGTGCGCGGTTACGCGGTCGCGACTAGTCAAGGCTCTCGCAGCTGTGTATATCTGCGAGGCACGAGTTGATGTTTTGAAGGGATGAAAAACGACATGGCAAGAACACGATCCAGGCGAGCCGAGAAAGCGCCCGAGCAAACGGCGCCCGAGCAAACGGCGCCCGAGTCCACCGAGTCCGTTGCGCATCCGGACAACCTCGGGCCCGAGCTCGAGCTCGGCGTATCGAGCGACGGTCCGTTCGTCGCTCCGAAGCAAGAGCAGCCCGAGCCCCCGAAGCGCACTCGCAAGCCGCGCGAGGTCACGGCGGGTCGCCTCGTCGGCGTCGCTGAGACGCGCATTCGGCGGCTGAAAGAGCAGAGCAAGGGTCGCCTCGCCATGCCCGAGGTGCAGATCAGGGGCGAGTCAGCACAGCTGCGCGAAAACGTCGGTCGCGTCCTGGAGAGCTACCCGCGCGCGGTGCAGGTCGCTCTCAAAGCGCTAGGAGTCATCGATCAGGGCGACGAGTACCGGGCGCTGGAAGACGTGGAGGCGCAAGAGAAGGTCGCAGACGCAGTCGTCGCAGACGCAGTCGTTGCAGACGCCGAGATGCCTTTTTGATCGCATCGCCCCTTCGGGGGCACTGAGCTAGTCAACGCCGCGCATCTTCCAACCCCCCTCGGATGCGCGGCGTTGCTTTATTCGCTTGCTCGCATCGCTTCTTCGAATGCGGCGCGCTTGTCTGCGCTGATATCAAGCCACGGGTCATCGGCGGGAACAAAGTCGACGGCGAATTGCTTGTGCGGCAAGCACGCCTGAATAGCGGCGTCCGCACCGTGGTCGTAGCTCATCTCGTGGTGATTCGTGCGGTCATCGTTCCACACGATCGTGCGGTACTCGGCGATCAGTGGCGCGCATTCCACGGCGTGAAACAGTACCGAGTGTCGGTTGATGCCACCGCGCATCAGGTCAATCTTCGGTCGCTTCTCGCCTTTCGGCGTGGCTTCGACTTCGACGCCGTAAGAGAGCTTCACGGCCATTGCGGTAGTTTTTCCGCCGCCGCCTGCGTCGATCAACACGCGATGAACTCCGTATTGACGGCGAAGCAAGCGAATCTCCGTGGCGATCAGGTCTGGCGTTAGATTCTCGCGATAGTAGCACTTGCGGCCCCAGATATTCGGCAAGTGAAGCCATGACGACGCGACAACGAACGCGCACGGGTCCGGCGCGTAGCCGAGGTCAACGCCGAGTGTGGTGAAGTCCGGAGGACGATTCGTCGGCAGATCCCAGAATAGATTGTTCTCCGTGAAGTCTGCATCATTGGAGATGTAGACGAGCGACTCTGTGTCGATGACCCACTTGGCGAAAAACTCGCGCTGCACGCGCGGAGTGGTGAGCTTGTAGCCGTATCGTTCGAGGTATTGTTCGAGATATCGTTGGCCGTCGAGAAACGGATTGTCGAGTGCCGTGAACGTGTCAACGTGCCATCCGAGCGATGTACAGACCTTGTGCCAAAAGCCCTTTGGAACGGGGCCGGGAGTCCCGCAAAGCAGGATATCCCCGTTGGTCTGCATGAGTGTTGCATCGGCGCTTTCCGTGCAGAGGTATTCGAGCGTTTCGTCGCCGAATGTCGCCGGTTCGTCGATTGCGATCTTGACGAATCCGTTTGCCTCGCCGCGAACCTTGTCGGCCTCTGCCTTGTCTTTGCATCCTGTGACCCAAACGCTGTAGCCGTTGGGCATCGTGAGCGTTAGATTCGAGTGATCTGCCTTGTATCGAATGCCGAATCTTTGAGCTATCTTTTGGATCAGCGGCCACACGCGGCGTGTTGCACTGGTGGCTGTTTTGGTGATGTAAGCTGCGGCCTGCCCTGGGTTGCGTTGCCAGCCCTGGAGCAGCCACATCGCGACGCCGTAGGTGCCACCCGCCTGACGTCCTTTGAGCAGCGCCTTTGCTTTCGCCGGATGCGAAAAAAAAGCTTTTTGCTTGGGGTGCATCGCGGCGAATATCGGGTCGCTCGAGACGCCGGCGGGCTCTCCGCCGCTGAAACTAAGCGCCTCGGCGTATGCCCGATCGAAGCTATCCACGCTATCGATATACATTGCACCGTGCTACGATGCCACCATGCCGGAAACAGACTACGTCGACCCGTCGTGCCATGCCTGGTGGACCCAGAGCGGCGACGACGCGGGCAAAAGCCTGATGAACCTCGCCGAAGCCGCGGCGCACGACAACCAGGGCCGCAGGAATCGCGCTGCGTATAACGCCTCGCTGCTCGAAGGTATCGGACTCGGAGGATTCGGAGCATGGGGATACGGTGCGCGCAGCTCCGGGCTCGCTCAGATTGCGCTTGGCGACAAGCGATCGCCGCTGATCTGGAATTACCCAGCTGCGGCGCTCGATACGCTCACGCCGAAGGTCGCTGGTAGCGACGACAAGCCGTTCGTGATGGTGACTGATGGTGATTGGGATGACGAGCGGCGCGCGGTTTGGACGACGAGGCTGCTCGAGGGCCTCTATAAAGAGCAGCAAGGCATGTACAGCAGCGTGCATGACCTCGGACGCGCGGCGTTCCGCATCGCGGCTGGCGTGACCGGCAGCATCGCGGCGCGCGTGGTTTCTCTGCCCGGCGAGGCCAAGCTAACGTGCGAGCTGTGTGATACGCTCGATATGTGGATCGACGCATTCGAGTGCAGTTATTCCAATCCGCTGACGTATGGGGAAGAGACGTGGTTCGATCCGTATCGATTGATGGCTGCGTTCCCGAAGCATAGGGAGCTAATCTGGCAAGCGCGCGAGCCGTTGCCGTATGAACGAGGCGGCGCCGAGCCTGGCGATGGCTCCAAAACACGATACATGGTCAAGCTCGTGACCGGGCTGCGCGTGCGCTACGGAAAGGAGCCCGGACGCAAGCTTTTTGCAATTAGGACCGGGACACTCGACGATCGGAAGTATGATGACACTGAGCCCGACTATGCCTTCTTGCACGCGCGGCGTTCTTTGGCTGGTTTTTGGGGGATTCCCGTTCTCGAGCGAGGCATGCGTATCGCCGAGCGCATCAACGCGATCGTGGGCAAGCTGGACAGGGCAGAGGTTTTGCTCCCGAAAAACCTGCTGGTCTACGACATCAAGCGAACGCCTTCCGAGTTGATGAAAAACATCGGCGAGGTCATGCAGATCGGGTTTAACAGCGAGGTTCCCGGCGTCGATCCGCAGTACATCACGCCGACTCTCTACGACCGCTCTGTCATCGATCTCCTGGAGTTCCACATTCGCGCGTTTCACGAGACTTTGGGCATCAGCCAGGCTCAGATGCAGGCGCGCAAAGACCCGGGGATTGTCGCAGCCGCCGCGATTCGCACGGTGAACGATATGTTCACCGAGTTATTCTCGATCATTCAGGAAGACTTCACGCGCTTCAAGACTAGTGGACTCGGCAAGCTCCACATTAAAGCCGTGAAACAGCTCGCCGAAGACAATCCAGACTTCTCGGTGAATTGGAAAGGCGGCAGCTTTTTCAAAAAGGTCAAGGCGTCTATCTGTGACCTCGGAAACAAGCACTTCGTCTTTGATGTGATGCCCGTTTCTGAGACACGCGACACGCCAGCAGACAGAATCCAGCTTGCGGATGAGATGTTGGCGCGCCAGCAGCTGAGTCCCCAGGCGTACAACCGCATCTTGCGCACGGCGGACGTGCCGCGAGAAACCAAGCGCGAAAACGCTCAGTACGAGCTCATCGAGTCGCTGATCGACTCGTGGATGCACGATGACGTGGAGGACATTCGTGATACAACGCCGCTGCCATGGTTCGATCATGGCGATTCAATCGCGCAAGTTCTCGGCGCCTACACGAAAGTGTTGATGACGCCGAAGTTTGACTCGGCGCGCGAGCTTTACTTCCGTCGCTGGATCACCATCAGCGACCAGCTGCTAAAGCGGCAGCTGGCCGCAAAGGCGGCGCTAGAAGGCGCCGCGAGTGGCGGGCGCAACGCAACCGAGCTGCTCGGAGCCGCGCAAGCGCCGACATTGCCGGCATGAGCGCTTGCGCCCGTGGCAGATAGCAGCTATCTACCACGCATGGCAGTAAACGGCGCGAGTCCCGGCAACACAGGGACACCCCCGGCGCCCGTCGCACAGGATGCAACATCGCAGCCGAGCAATGCGGCGCCGGTTCCGTCCACCTCGGTTGACGAAGACACCCAGATAATCGAGGACCTTCGGCGCGAGCACTTCGCAAAGCAAGAGAGGACCGAGGACTCGGAAGAGTCCGAAGAACCCGAGGAATCGGAAGAGTCCGAGGAACCCGAGGAATCGAAAGAGTCCGAAGAACCCAAGGGCAAAGACAAGAAAGGTCCGGAGCCGAAGGCAAAGGCTCCGAAGTACAAGAGCGCGCAAGCCGCAGTCGACGCGATCGCGAAGGCGCTCGAGAGCGGCGACCCGAAGAAGATTGCGGCCGCCATTGGCAAGCCGGAGTCGTTCCTCAAAGTCTCGGACGCCAAGTGGATCGCCTTTCGAGAAAAGACCGAGGCGCTTCGTGAGCGCACTCGGGCTGTGATTCAGCGTGAGACAGAGTTCAACCACAGGCTCGAAAAGGCCAAGAGCGATTACGGTCCAGCGATTGTCGCGGCCGCGGCGTACCGGGAGGGGAATTACGCGCAATTCGTCGAGCTCATCGAGCAGATCACGGGAGACAGCTACGACGAGTCGACCCGTAAAGTAATCAAGGGCGAGACGGCCCTTTCGCCCGAGGTCAAGCAGCTCAGGAAGCAGATCCAAGAGCTGCGAAGCGAGCTGCAGAGTCGGCAAAAAGAGCCAGAGCAGACGCCTGAGCAGCAACGCCAGCAGCAGTACCAGCGCGCGGTGAATGCCGTGCGTGAGGAGCTCGCGCAGCATCCGATCGCCAAGCTCAAAGGCTACGAAAGGCTGGTACTCGAGGCCGTGCGCGAATCATGGGATGCGGACCTGCAGGAGTACACCCTGAGTTTCGAGGATGCCGCCGAGCAGATCGTGGAGGAGCGCCGACAAGAAGCGCGTCACTTTACGCGCGGCAAGCAGCTGCCGGCGCCAAGGCAGCGCGCTGCCGAGCCGCCTCCTCGAACCCGAGCGAGCGACCCTCGCACGCCGACTGGTGAGGAATGGGAGAAGCGTGACCTCACGGAAGAGGAGCTCATTGCGAGCATCGAGAGGGATTACCGCTCGGGAAGGTTGAGGCCGGTATGAGCGATCTGAACTGGCTTCTGTACGCCGAACATAACGCCGTCGCGGCGAACATCATCCAATGGGAGTCGATATTCGGCTCGGGTCGTGCCGCACAATTCTCGGGTGACGTGACGATCCACACGCCCGACGCAACGATCGGACGTCGCGATCGAACGGTCATCCTCCGCGTCAAGTGTTGCGGACCTGGCAACGTGAGTCGCGGCACGCTGAACGAGTGCCGCATCCGTGCAGGTGACTACGTGGTCGCCAATCTGTTTCATCAGCAACAGGACCTGCTGGTGTTCGGCGAAGACATCAGGGTATTTCCCTGGGAAAACATCATGGCCAGAATCGACGTCAACGAAGAGGCAAAGACGCTCAGTCTGCAGCCGTTGCAGTGCTACCTGCTGTGTCGACCCAACGAAAAGCTCGCGCAGCGGATTATTATGGGAGAATCGCGCATCATCGCGCCCTATGGCGACGCGCAGCTGTCGGGTGGCGTAGAGGCGGAACCCGAGTACGACAGGCTCGGTAACCAGAGAAAGCGGGAGCCCAAAAACAAGACTGTGATCGAAGAGGTGGTTGCCGTGGGCCCCGGCGCGGTCGTGGATGGCATGTGGCAGGAGCCACGGAAAGAGCTCGTTGGCGGGCTCGTGTTGTACGACTCGAGCGTGTCAGCGATTAGCGTCGTGATCGGCGGTCAGCAATACAGCCTCGTGCATTGGAGGCACGTCGTGTTCTCGATGGTGAAACCGGAGTCGATTCGTGCCGCCGAAGAAGCCGGCGCCATCCACTGATGAGGTTGGCGCCGAGCTGCTGGCTCCGGTTGAGCTCGACTCATGGCGCACGGAGCTCACGCACGAGCTGATTGACGAGCTCGTGGCCGCAGGCATGGCGTGCGCGCTGAAGGCGGATGCCGCGCTATCGCGCGGCGTCCCGCCTGATCTGTTCGAGCATTGGCTCGACGAGGGCATGCGCTACGACGGGCCGCCGATGATGCGGCGGCTCGCAGTGCGGTTCCTCTGTTCGCGCAAGAGGCTCGCGGTTGCGCTCTCGGAGCGCGTCGTTGCCGCCGCGCTTGCCGGCGACAACAAGCTCGCTCTGCAGCTGTTGGAGCGCCAGAATCCCAATTGGAGCGGCGACCCGAAGTACCAGGAGCGAGAGAATGCGGCGCCTGAGCTCTCGCTGGACGTTCGATATCGACTGCTGGTAGAGGGCCTGCGTAAGCCGCGTGGTGACCTACGCAGGGCTATGATCGAGGCGGGGCTACCTGTGCCCGAGCAATCAGGTCTCCAGCCAGTCGACGCTGACCGTGAGGCGGACGGTCATGCCGGAGGGTAGCGCGAGTGGGGCCCGGATGACGAATCCGCGACTGGTCTCGAGCGGAATGCAGTCGTCCCCCGGGCTCCGGTCGTGACTGCGACCGAGACCCGGACTGCACCACGCGAGATCCAGCACCGGGCATTGCACGGCCGTGGCGATCGCCTCGAAGCGGTCGAAGCGAGACTCGAATGCGTGAGCATCGATCGTTGGGCCTGTCGCGCCGGCGGTGAGGTCGGCCGTGTTGGCGATTCGCACGTTGCCGCTCGCCAGCGAGCTCACGGCTCGCCACGACGACGAGAGCACACGAGCCTTGTCCAGGCTGCGATTGCGCACGGCGTAGTTGGCGGCCGTGGCTGGGTCGCTGAGGTTTTGCCCGTCGGTGTAGTCGTCTCCGAAAGTGGCGAGCGCCAGCGCGATGCCGAACTCGCCGTCAGCCGTTGGCGGCGCAACGGCGCTCAGTCGGGCGCGGATCTGTTGGATGTGCTGCACGTTGGCGGCAGCGTTGCGCCACGCAAACAGCACGTCGTTTGCCTGAGCGGCGGTTGCGATCACGCCGCTTGCGGCGCCGAGGTGGAAGGCCTTCATGTGGTTTGCTCTCCGGTTGGTGCGATTCGTTGACCCGCGCGTGGCGGCGGAACGTATGATGCCGCACGCTGCTCTCGCTTTTGCGCGTTGGTTGACTGCGCAACGGCAGCGACGTCATCTCCGAATGTTGGATCGAGCTGCCCGGGCATGTCCAGTACGGTTTCGAGGGTCATGATTCTTGACGCAGGAATCACGCGGCCCTCTTGGTTTGCGAGCTGCACTTCGGTGTGCGTTGCTCGCTGCAACATCGCGAAGCGCCGGGGATACACCGCGCGGAATGCTTCAATCTCTTCCGGCATTGCCGTTCCGTCGGCAATGGCCTGGACCACCTCGCTCGGCTGCGTGACGCCGCGAATGTAGAGGCGCGTCGATACGATGTCCTCGCTCGATGGCGGGGGTCCCTCGGGATACATGAGCGAGAAACCGTAAGACGGCGCTAGTTTGCTCGCTAGGAATCGCACGGCGGAGATACCAATGGCGTTCAGATCCATCACCAATTCGGGGGCCTCAGCGGGCATGTTGCCGAGTTCCGCGGCGAGTTTTTCGGCGAGTAAACCAGGCTCCTTTTCGAGCTTTTCGATCGCTTGCCTGTGTTGCTGATATTCGCGCACGGCAGCGCTGGCGCCGAATGCAACGGCGCCGGCTCCAGTGACTACGCCCATGGGGCTTTTCGCGATATCCACAAGAGAGAAGTCGCGACCGCGCGTCGGTTTGCTGCCGTCTCCCGGGGCAGCGAGTTTCCCGCGCAGCTCGCTCCAATCGCCCGTCAGAGGCCGGAAGTAATCCCCGTGTGTATCATCGAGTGCAACGTGTCCGGCTTGTTTGCTGGGCGCTATTTTGATGACCAGGTTCTTGTTCCAGGGCCCGGTCGTGCTCAGTAGCCATTCTTTGCCCTCGTCGGTGAGCGCAATGTCTTTGAGGGTCTTGAACTCGGATGCGCGAAAGTCCGCTCCGCCTTTGCGCATCCACTCGCCGAATGTTTTTATCGCTAGTTTTTCGGCCTCTGGCGCTGGCCTAAACCCCATCTTTGGCCATAGATATCTGCCAACGTCCACCGCGTTTTCCACGGTGGCCTTGCTGATGCCTACGTCGGAGTAGACGTCGAATGCGTCGTTTATGATCTGTTTCCCGATGCCTCTGCCTTGTGTCGAGGCGGGCATCTCGAAAACGTCATGTATTACGTCGCGCTGTTTCCCGCGGTTAAAGAATGCTCTAGAGATGACGCCACCCTCGCCATTGAACGTGAAGTTATTCACGGCGCGCACGCCGAGCAGCTTGCCCGTGTTTTCGTCTGACTCGGTGTAGACGTCGAGTTTTCCCGGGAAGCGATCCATCGCCATGACCCGATCAAACTGTTCGTCGCTCATCTTCTCGGGCAAGATCTTGTCAATCGAGCGGCGGTCGTCTGGTGTGAGGCGACTTCGAAGGTTTCGTTTTTTGATATCGACGAAACCGCGCTGGCCAGCAAGAGAGCGCGCGCGAGAAACGATCTGCTCTGCATTGCGCACATTGTTCTCGCCAAAGGCCTCAGTTGCGTAGCGTCGCGCAAGCGGCACTGCACCCTCTCGTTTTGCGGTGCCCGCGAGTTGCTTTGCGGCCGACTCCACTTCCTCACGAGCCGCCTCAACGAGCACTGCAACGTGATGCCGATACTTGTATGCGAGTTTCGCGGGGCCGACGATCGGGTCAACTAGGCTCGCGGCATCGAGCGCTAGATCGCCGGCAATCTTGGCGCGCTGCTCGGGTGCGGCGGTTGCGAGCTTGCGCGCTTTCCAGGCCATCTTTGCGACCTTCCATGCCTGATATTGTGGGGCCGCGCCGAGTTTGGCGGCGTTCTCGGCAATGTCGACGATCGCCTCTGTACCAGAGGGTGCTCGCGGGCGCACGTCGTCTGCGTCCAGCGCGCTGATCGCATCAGCCTGGTTCAGCGCCGCCACCTCGCGCAGTGGTCCTTTGCGCAAGCTCTGTAGCTGCGCAAACGCCTTCTTGGCCTCTTTTGCCTCGGGCATTCCTTTGCTGAGCGAGATGACCTGCCCGAGCCGATCGACATACGTGTCGAGTGCGTCGTCTATGTCTTTGCCGGCGCGCATGCCGGTGACCTCGAGGTAGTTGTGGCTGCCGAGATAGTCGGTCAGCATTTGTCGAGCATCGGCGAGGTCACTCAGGGCTTGCGCGCGTTCGGCGCTCTCGCGTGCCGGTGCGCCAAAGATGGCTTCGTTGCCTTCGAGCTCATCGAGTCGCTTCACGCCTCGCTCGAGTGCGCGCGCCGTGGCTGCGTCGCCGGCCCCAGCCAGGCCATCGGCGAACGCGCGCTTGCTGATCTGCACTGCGGCGTACAGATCGGCGGGCGACTCCGAGCGATCGATGAGCTCGAACGCTCGCGAGACGATTCCCTTTTCTTCGGGCCGCGCGATCGGCTCCAAGTCTTTCCGGAGCGCGTCGAGGTCCTTGCGGATGGCGGCGCGTTGTAGCGCCGCGTCGCCCGAGGCCATGCGCGCGTCGGGTGCCCAGCGCTGCGCAGCGAGCTCGAGTTGCTCTAGTCGCTCGAGCGTGCCACCGAACTCTTCCTTGACCTGTACCGCGGCGGCGCGCCCACGCTCTCGCATTTCGGCAGCCTTTGCCGGCTTGACGACGGCCTCGGCGAGCCCTGGCACCGGGTCGTCGATGCCGACGCTCCGGAATGCCGAGCGCTCCGCGCGGCGCTCCGCGCGCCCCGCCGCCTCGGCGAAGCGGTTGCGCAGCGCGCGGTCCACGGGATTCAGCGCGCGTGCGGCGCCCATGACGGCGCCGGCAGCGCCCGCGCCGAGCAAAGCGCCCTTCCCGAAGGCGCCCCATGCCTGCTCTGCCGAGAGCTCGCGGTCTTCGATGAATGCTGCGTCCGACTCCGAGCCGAACGCTGCCAGGCCCCCGAGAGCGCCCTCCGCAGCCATCGTGCCGGCAACACCGAGCCCAGCGCCGCCCGTGGCGATTCCGGCAGCAATGGCAGGCGCTGCGCTGGCGGCGCCGTAGAGAAAAGGGCTCTCCTGCCGGGTGACGCTGGCGCGGTCGCGTTGCTCCTGCTCGTCACCGATCAGGCCCTGAATCGCGCCCAATGAAGCGTTGCGGTAGAACGCCTCGGCGAGGCCGAGCGCCTGTTGACCCGCGCCGCCATATCTGCCGTAGAGCTCCCGCTCATGCTCGCGAGTCGCCACCTCTTCGGGCGACGCAAGCACCATGTCCTGGTCGCGCTGCAGCGTCGCGGCCTCTTCCGGCGATGCCTCATACAGGCGCCCGTCGCGGCTTTTTAGCCTGACGGTGCGCGCCGGCTCGGGCGGCGCCGAGGCGCCGAGCGTCCAGCCCTGATCGCGTTGCATCGCTGCAACGTCGGACTCGGCAACCTCGTATGTTCGCCCGTCGGGCGCTCGCATGGTGGGCATCAGAACCTACCTCGACCGGACTGTGGCAGCTGAATTGGCGAACCGAAGCCGTCGAAAAAACCGCCGACACGCTCTCGGAGTTTGCGCCGGTTTTCCGCCTGTCGTTTTTCCACGTCGGACCGCTCGCGCGCTGGCTCGGATGCGGGCGGCGCATTGCGCGCCTCGAATGGTGTTGCTTTGGTCTGTGGCACGCCCACGTTTTTTGAAGCGCCGCCGAGCAGCAATTCGAAAACCTGTTGCCCCCGTCCTGGGAATTGCTGCTCGAGAGCGCTGCGAATCTCGCGATTCTGGACGTCGCGCGCGCGCTGCAGCCATCGCAGGTAAGCCGTCGGCGTGACGCCAATCTCTTTTTGCGCGGCGGCGAGGTCACTTGCCGTGGTTTCGCCGCCGAGCTGCTTCGCGCGCGCGATCACGTGCTGTTGTATCAGCTGATTGACCTCCTCTCGGTTCATGTGCTTCTCGATGCCGAGTTGGGCGGCCCAATTCGAGAGCGACTGTGGCAGCTGAATCACTTCGCGTCCTGCCAGGTCGCCGCCATTCGCGGCCATCAGTGATCTGATCGCGTTGGTGTCGGCGTCGAGCTGCTTGATTGCGTCGCCCGTCTGTCGCACGGTGAGGCCGCCCGAGGTTTTTGCATCGAGCCCCTCGCGATACCGTTTTTCGTCGATGCCGATGGCTTTGAGCTTGCTCAGTGTCTCGTTCGTGTAGGCGGAGCCACCCGCGCCGCCTTTGAGGCGCTCAAACTCGTACTCAGCCTTGCCTGGTTTACCAAAGCTCGCGACCTTCGCGGCTTCGTTGTACGCCATGGCCTGGTCACGCAAGCCTTGGATCTGATCGCCGTACGCCTCTGCGAGCCCGAGCCGCTTCAATCGCGTCTCGATCAGGTCAGCGGCGAGCGCGTTGGTCTGCGCGCGATAGTGCGCCTCGGCTTGTTGCGCGCTGCCGAGCTTGCGCGTCAACATACTGATCATGCTGTCGCGTTGCTCGCGCTGCGCTTGAATGTCGCGCTCCACCCGAGCGTCCAGAGCGCGCTGGATCTGCTCCCATGCGCCGGGCTGCGTGACCTCAGCGAGTCCCTGTCCGATGATGCCGAGAATCGAGCCAAACAGCGACGTGTTTTGGCGGATTCGATTTGGGTTGATCTCGCGCTGAACCGTTTCGCGCAGCTCGCGCTCGTAGCGCGTCGAGCGCTCGGCGTTGATCGCCTCGCGCCGCGCGGCTTCTTCCCGCTGTTTGCCGAGCTCGATCTGCTGCTCATTCATCATGGCATCGACGAGTGCCGCGCGTCGGTCAATCTCGCTCGTGCGCTCGAGCAGGTCGGCTCCGCGTTGCTCCTCTGCAGCCTGATCGTAGGTGTGACCGGGCGTGCCCATCTCGACCTTGGCTTTGCTCAACACCATGCCGGGCCCCGCTTGCGGCGGCGGCATCGGCGCGCCACTCGCGCGCACCATGGGTGCCGGCGCCGGCTCTTGCGCGCGCTGCCAGGCTGCCGCAACCGGGTCGGGTTCAGCCGGGGGCGGAGGTGGCCCCACCGGAGGCGCGCGCAGCGCGTCCTGCACGCTCACGGGGGCCGCTGGCTCGGGCGTGTAGACGGGGGGCGGCTCGGGAGCTCCCGCGCGCGCCTCGAGGCTGGCGCGCAGCGCCCCGGACCGATCGTATGCGGGCCGGCGCAAGCCAGTCTCGCTGTCCACGGCGTAGATGAGGCCGGGTGTTTCCGGGTCTTCTTCGAAAGTCAGTGCCATCCGAGCAGTATATCAGCCACTGGGACGGATTCACTTTTTTTCGCCCGAGAGCTCGACACTGATATCAACCTGTGATATCTATATGGTGTGACGCGGCGGCGGCCGCGAGAAAGAAGTCAAAATGGCAACGTTCATGAAGCTTCGGTCGGGCGAGTGGGGAATCAAATTCGGCAAGGCCGACAAGGGCCAAGCAAAGGCTGGCGCGGTTGTTTCGGTGCGCACCAAGGCCGGCGAGGTCAAGCGGGTCACGATCAAAACGGTGGTCAGCCAGGGCTCGGATTACGCGATCTGCGCAATCGAGAGCGACCGCGCTCCGAGCAACCGCGGGCGCTCCTACGGTGGCCGCGGTTATGGCCGCGAGGACTGCCGCAAGTACGGCTGGGATGGTGTGGTTGGCAGCCCGAGCTACTACAGCTCGGGGCAGTACGACGAGGACAGCTGATCGGTGTGGCCCCCTTCGGGGGCCCTGCTCTGGGCGACGTGGCTCCCATCCTCCCGCGAGGGCGCGGCAGATCGGATGGGATGACCAGAGCGCCGCCCGGAGCAGGGTCAACGAAACCAACACCAGGAGATGACGCATGCTTTCCCCCGATGAGCTCGGCCCGCGCACGAACGTAGTCATGACCTGCTCGCCGTTCGCCGGTGAATCACCGCGCGAGCACGAGCTATGGGTCGACACCGACGGCACGGTGCGGGTCTACGACTCGGTTTCTGGGTACTACACGACCTGCCATTCGATGCCCGAGGACCAGCTGAACCAAGCGCGTTGGATGGCTGACGACGCGGGCAAGCCGGTCTACATGACGTCGGAATGGCTCGCCGCCTGGCGGGCCGAAAACGAAAAAAGTAGGTGGCCCGACAGCAAGTAGCTTGACAGTGATATCACTCGGTGATATCTATACTGAGTCGACGGCGACGGCGACAACCGAGGAGAACCAGCAATGATCACCATCAAGATTCACCAGGACGCCCACGGCTACTCTCTCAACGGCAACGGCCGAGTTCGCTACGTGGGCAAGAGCCTCGCGGGCACGGTCGTCGAGTCGACGGCGCTTCGCGAGATCCTGTGCAAGACCAAGGCCGAGGCCTCGGTTTGCCCGGCGCGAGTCCCTGGCGACTGGCCCCAGCGCGGCTTTCCAGTGGCGCGGCTTGGGTAGAGTGAGGGAGGCGGCCCCTTCAAAAAAAGGAACGAAAGTCATGCGAAACACCAAATCCCCGAACAAGAAGACCAACGAGTGGATCCGTGCGAAGCGCGCCAGCCTGGCTGAGCGCAGCCGTGGCGGCTCCGTGGATTACTCCGGCGGGACGCACGAGATCGCGCTCTCCACCGTCCGCGACATCGCGCGGCACGTCGCCTCGGGACAGCAGGCGTTGGCCCGCTCGGCGCGGCATACCCTGGATCAGCTGTGCTGCATCTGGTCCGACGAGCTCGGCTGCCTGAGCTATCCCGCCGCCGTGCGCGAGGCGCTGCGCGCCGCTGGTCTGCGGGAGACGGCCTGATAGCGACCGGCGCACGGGGCCCTCACGAGGGCCCTCAGCGCTGGCCACAATTGGCTGCAGAAAGACGAGAGACAATGACCAAAGAACAGGAATGGCGCGCGGCGGAGAGTAGATTCTGTCCGGCGCGCGACGCCGCGTGGGCCTCGAACCGCGCGGTAATGGCGGCGGAAGAGGCGGTAGAGGCCGCGCGCGCGGACTGGCGTGACGAGCGTGACGAGCCCGCGCTTGTCGCGGCACGCGCGGCACTCGCCGCGGCTAAAAAGCGGTCTGAAGAGCTGTGGGCGCGATCCGATGAGCTCTGCGTGGAGGCGAGCCGAGCCTACCGTCGGTGGGTGGAAGAGCGGGAGAGAGTATGAACTTCTGCGCAGAATGCCGTGCCGACATCCCGAACACGGAAGAGAATGAGGGCGTGTACCTATGCGCGACGTGCGCACGGGAGCACGACACACCAGCCGAGGGATACGCACGCGCTCGCGGTGACGAGCGCGCCATGAGCGTGGCCATGAGCGTGCAGTACATCGATGCGGTCGTGTACGCCACGGCCTACGCACAGGAGCACCCCCGCACCAAGGCCGAGTGGCGCGCATTCCAGGCTCGCGTGCGAGCCAGCCTGGCCAACTCCACGGCGCACCTCGTGCGGTGGAACATGCGCTGGTGCGACGCTATCGATATCAGCCTTGCGCTTGCGCCCGAGGTGGCGTCGTGAGGCACACCAAGCAATTCGTAGCGGTCCGCCGCGGCGGCCCATTCAACGGCACGTGCGTTGCCATGGCCGAGTTTGATTCGCGGGAGGAGGCACACCAATGGGCGGAGGCGCGCCGCCCGAGCGCAGTGTATAATCTGTGGGGGGCGCATAAAGGGCCCAAGCCCGCCGAGGTGGACTGGCAGACTGAGGCGTGGTTTGCGGGGCTGGTGGCGTCGTGAGGGCGCCAGGAGAAGGGGATGCTCTGTGAGAACGGCAATGCAACAGCTGCTGAATCACTACTATCGAACCGGCGAATTGCCCGCGGATTGGCGGCCAGAGCCGCGGCCACTGCTCACCCAAGAGCAGCGGGCAGCGCCCGAAACCGGGTGCCTGGATACCGACGACCCGAGGCACCCGAATCACCCGCTGCACTGCGCGCGTCCGTGCTGCGTGCCGCGCGACTGAATAGCTGCCCCGAGAGGGCACCCCGACCGGGGGGCGACCATTCAGAAGCCGAAATACTTCGACACAATCTTTCCCGCGGCGGGCCCGATCGTGCCGATCGGGTCCCGCTTCAGGCGATCGATAAACGTGCGGTCTTGCGCCGCGAAAATGGTCTCACGCAGCGCCCTGTCGGCCTCGGACTGATACGCCGAATTGGCGAGCGACGCTGCCGCCAGGCGAGCATCAACGTCGGCCTGCGTGTATCCCAGATCGAGGTTGTCGGCCGCTGCGCGCGCGCGCTGATCGGCCTCGGCATAAGCGAGGTCGCGAGCATCCGCGCCCTGAGCGGCGCCCGAGATCAGGCCCATGATCTGGGCCTGCCGAGCTCGCCGCTCGGCATCCTCGCGCGCGCGCAGCGCCGCCACGTCCTGGCTTGCTCGCGAGCCCAGCGCAGCGTTGGCGGCGATGGCCTGGCTGCGAGCTCTCGCGCGCGCGCCAGCGCCGCCGCGGGCGCCTGCCGCGATGCCGAGCGCTTGTCCCGCGGCGCGGTCCGTCGCCTGGTGTAGCAGCGCCTCGGCTTCGCTCGGGCCCTGCCGCTGCTCGCCGGCAAAGAGCGCTTGCAGCTGTCCCATCACGTCATCCGTGCGAGTGCTTGCCGGGCGCTCGATGCCGAGGCCGCGATAGCTGTCGGGGCGCCGAATTCCTTCGCCGAAGTAGGAGGCACCGGTACCGGCTGGTGAGGCACCGGCACCGGTGCCGGCTGGTGAGGCACCGGTGCCGCCGAGCAGAAGGTCACCCAGAGGGTAGCCCGGCTGGTTGTCGATGAGTCCGCTGATAATCCCCGTGTTGCCGGAGTTGGTCACGCCGCGGTAGCCATCGTTGCGACTTCCGCTTTGGATCGTCTCTGACGGATAGAATTTGTCCTCTCCGCTAACGCGAGAAAACACGTCCGAGTTGTCCAGGTACGGAAGGAGAGAGCCGCCGCTGACGCCCGACCCTCCGGGGATTATTTGGTCCGCTGCCTCATCAACCAAGTTTGATGGATTCAAGAGGACATTCCCGATGTCCTTTGGCAAGTATCGGCGCGTCACCTCAGCAGCTGGTCCCCCGCCGAGAAAGTAAGCGCCGAGTCGGGCGATATCCCAGCCCAGCTGATCAGGGGCGTTCGCCCTGTAATTATCGGGGCGACCCGTTCGGGCGTATTCAAACTGGCCCCATTGCCCGGGTGGGGTGCGTATGGTCCGCACCCCGCTCGCGACGTCTTTTGAAAACTGCTGGCCACGCAGCGAACGAACGCTGCCGGGCAAGTCTTTCCGAGCCTCGGCAGTCTCGTTCTCGAAGCGCGTCTGCGCCGCCCTCGCGGCAGCCTGAGCCGCCCTGGCTTCGGGCGTGGTAGCGGCAGCCTCTTGCTCGCGCCGCATGCGTTCTTCTTCTTCTTCGGGTGTTTCACCCAAAAAATCTAGATAGGGCCCGGTAGAAGAGGGACTCGGCATGTTATCCTCGCTGCGCTGCGGTCGTTCTCGTGCGCTTGATGGGCGACGCGGCTTTGACCTCGATCGTGTAGCTGTTGAGGATCAGGCCGGGAGAAGCCGCGCCAGCAAGCGCTGTCACTGCGAAGTCTAACACATACGTCGAGCCCTTGCGAACCCTAGGATACCACTGAATCACGATGGTTTCGCCCACGGCGAACGTCGGCGTCGCGAAGGTCTTGACGGCGAACGTCGTGAACGTCTGCCCGTCGTCGTAGCTGATGCGCGCCGTGAGCGTGCAATTGCCGCGAAACTCGGCGTTGGCTTGCACGCAGATCATCTCGCCGGCACCAGCGTTTCCGCCCTCAAACGGGGCGAGCGAGCCGGTCATTGCATTGTATGGGATGAACGTTCCGGGCGTGAGCGAGTCACTCTGCAGTCGCACCGTCGCGTCGTCGATATATGAGAGTTTGCCCTGGTAGTCAGAGGCCGCTCGAATGACCTGAGCGCTCGCAAACTCATCGCGATACCATTGCCCGATCCGCAGGTCATAGACGAGTAGCACGCTCGCGTCGCCGGCCGCGTTTTGGCAGCAGAACACCGCGCAAAAGTCTTCGTCTACATAGACGGCGCCAGTGATATTCGGAAAGCTCTGCAGCGTTTCGTGCACGAGCTGCCCGATCCAGATTGGGGCGCCAGCGCCGCGCGGCAATAGCATCAGTTTGCCGCTCGTGCTGAGATAGAAGAGGCCGATGCTCGTTTCCAGAATCGAGAACGGATTGTTGCATCCGCCCTCGCTCGGAATGCGCACCGGGGGCCCGAGCTCACCTTCTGCGCCCTGGTCGTTTGGGAATATGTTGGTGAAGCGGAAGATGTCGGACTCGGTGAATGCGACAGGCATGCCGTCGAGCGAGCCCACTGCAGTAACGGGGCCATCGACCCATGCGCGAAACGCAAGCCCGGAAGAGAACGCCAGCGCCTCGGCAGGCGACAGATCGAAGCTGATGGCAACCTCTGTTGGGTCCGGCAGGCCGCCGAGAAACGCGCGCGAACCCACCGCGCAAGCGAAGCGACAGGGAGGCGGCGCTTCGCGCTCGAGGATGCCGGTCAGCGCGCCATTCTCGCCCTGAGTATAGAGCGTTTCGCGCTCTAGCAAGTCTTCGTCCGATAGCGAGTCGCTCATTACGAGCGGCTCGCCAAACTCGTCAGCAATCGGAACGGCTCGCGTGGCGCATAGGTGGAACACGCTGCCTTTGGTTATCGTCGTTGTTCCGAGCGCAACCGTGTCAGCGCTGGTTGAGAACCCGAGAATCGAATTGGCCGTACCCACGCGCAGAACGAGCACGTTTGCGCCTTCGCCCTCCTCTACGCTGGTGATGTTCAGCACGCCTCCAGACACGGTGGCCACGGCGTCCGCGCTGATTACGTCGTTGATCTCCTCCAGGATAGAGTCCGCATCCACGGCGGCGCTGGTAAACGTCACGGTATAGTGATTGCTATCCCCGCTGATGACGCGGAGATCGAGGCCATCGAGCGACGCTGAAGGGGAATCGATGCTGGCGCTGCCGGTGACAGTCGCGGGCTCGTGGCTTGCGAGGGCGTCGGTACGATAGAGCGAGATGACCGGCGTGCTGCCAGTGGTCGAGTCCTTTTTCAGGGTGTGCGGCGCAAACACCGTCACGTTGGCGGACACGTCGCCCGTGGTTCCTCCGCTGATCTGCAGCGTGGCTATGTCAGAAATCCGGCTCTTGCTCTGCCTGCCCTGTGCGTCGATCCACTGGTATATCGCGATATAGTCGTACTCTGCGCCGGGAATCAGATCGCCAACCGTGCTTTGCGCGACGCTGATAACCGGCTTCTCCAGGAAGCCGCTTTCGACGACTTGGCGCGCATCAAAGCTAAGGGGAACGGCACCCGTGATCAACGTCGTGTTGCCGACCTGGCAGACTTGCCGACGTTCCGTTGCCCCGAGCGCAAACTCCGTGACGGCGGCGATCTGCTGGCTGTCAGTACCCTCGAGCAGGCGCGTCCAGTAGTAGAGACCCGTGCTCGTATCGACGCAGACTTGCCCGCCTGTTTGCGCGCTGGTCGAGAGCGGGTGCGCGATGAGCTCGTCGAGCTGAGCGGCGACGTACACGCCGGAGTCCGAGAGCTGATCGTAGATAATCAGCTGGTTATTCCCGTCACCGCTGATGACCGGCTGCACGCTACCGAGTGCGCTCGCTGCGGCTTGCCCGCCGCTCGTGTAGTTGTGGGCCACGAGCACCGAGCCAACGTGTGTTGCACCGTTGAATCGAAACCGCTTCACGGTCGAGCTCGAATCATCGCTCGTCAAGTCGAGCGTCGTGCCGGCGAGCGACGAACGAACCAGGCTGAGCCTCGCGGTGGCCGTAACGGCCTCGCCGAATGCTGCCGTTGGCCCATCCACGGTGGCCGCTGTCGACAGATTGTAGGTGGTCACATTCACGTCGGCCGCGCCAACGCGCGTGGCGACCACGATCTGATTGGCGTCCGCATCGGCCTCGATTGCGAGCGTATCGGCGGCGACGGCAGGCCCGGAAAAGCTCTGCTGTTGCGTGCCGGCCTCATCGAAGCGACGAATCACGGTCGTGGAGCCATCGCGCACGAATACCGCGAATTGAGACACCGTCGAATCATTCACCGGGCAGGCGTCATACACGCAGGCGGTCACGGTGCCCGTGTAGAGAGTGACCGAGCTTTGCAGCGCGCTGTCCGACGTCGTGTCGAAGCGAAAACCCACGAGGTCATCGTTCGCGTCGACGCCCAGAACCCACAGTGAATCGCCGACAGCGACCACGCGCGCATTGGACACGGCAACCGTTGTCAGGACAATCGTCGCGTCGTCCTTGGCCCGGAAGATATGCACGTGCGAGGTGTCGCCGCCGTTGATCTGACCGAAGCCGTAGACCAGGCAAACAATGCCGTTCGTCGCTGCGACACGCGCCGTCTGGATCTGGCTGGAGACGTCGGGGGTCTGCCCCACGTTACGCAGTCGAGTTACCGGCGGGACTCGCGTGCCCGTCGAGCCATCGGGCAGCGTGCCGCGCCATGTGCCACCAGGCTGATCGACGAACTCCGAGATATCTGTGGGCGCGTCCCGCGACTGGCGATCGCCCAGCGCGAAAAGCCGACCATTCATCGAAAACAGGTCGTAGGGGACGAGCGTGCCCCCGGCAATCTCGCCCATGTCCTGCTCGAGGTAGTCCGAGCGCATGCCAAACGCTTTGAGCTGCCGCTGTCGCACGTTGACGGCTTCACGCAGCGCCCGGGGCTCGAGCTCGCGCGGCGCGGTGCGCTCATCGATGCCCAGCGCGAACGGAATGGTAATTAGCCTGCTCTTTGCCATGGTGATTCACCGAATATAGCTGGCGCGAGGTCGCCTGTCGTGATATCACCCTGGTGATGGCTGCCTGCTACCGCTGCCGTGGCCTCAAAAGAGGGAAGATCCGCCGCCGCTGCCGGCACACGCGACCGGCGCCGTGTGGGTGCCACGGCATTCCCTGGCCCCATCGGCGCGGCTCCCGAGCCGCGGGGCACGGCGCGTGCGAGGCGCACCCAGACCATTACGAGCTCATGGTCGCCGAATTGATGCGGCCGATTCGAAAAAGCGCTTGACCCTGATATCACCGGGTGATATCACTGCACGATGGCAATCGAACGCTATGACCTGGACGTCGGAATCGAGGAACTTGACCTCGAAAGCACGCTGGCTCTCGTCGCACTGGCCGATCTGTGGGCGGCCCGGGCTAGGCTGCGTCAGCGATGGCTACTGCGTCGCACACTCCACGCGCTGGCAGGGCTGCGCTAATGACCTGGTTCATTGAATGCGCCCCCGCAAAAGACCGGCTCCTGCGGTGGCAGCGGCTGCGAATCAACGGCTTCGAGACGGAGTATCCGGAAGCCGAGCGGCAAGCCGCTGACCACGCCGCAAAGATTCTGAGCCAGCTATTCGGCGACCGGCTCATGTTCCGCGTCGTCCACGAGAACCCACGCCGCGGCGCCTTCTACCCGGCGCCGCGCCCAGCAAAGGCAACCCGATGACACTCAACCTCAACGCAAAGATCAGCGAGCGCATTGCTCGCAAAGCCAAGCTCTGTCCTCGCGGGCACCGGGTCTCGTTCCTGGCCTCGCCAGGGGGCGTGGTCGCGTGCACGTGCGCTGAGTGCACGGCAAAAAACGGGATCATCTACCGCGGCCACGGCCTCGATCAAACCGCAGCGTATCTGAGCTTTTTGCTCGCGGTTTCGTCCTGGTGAACCGCGAGGATATCACTCGAAACCCAAGAGCCCTGGCAGCGAATCGTGGCCAGGGTTAAAGGAAAACGAAGATGCCGATCCATCAAAAAATCAACCAAGTGATGCGCGCCGTCAAAGGCGTCGCCAAAAACTCGCGAAACAAGTTCGCGGACTACGACTACGCCGGGCACGAAGCCGTGACCGCTGCTCTGCGAGAGCACTACGCCGCGATCGGAATCACGCGAACGGTGAGCATGATCAGCTGTGACGTGCTCGACGGCGGGCTCGTCAAGGTTTGCGTCGATGTGACGTATACCGACGTGGAGGATGGCTCCAAAGAGGTGTGTCGAATGTTTGCGCTGCAACACTCGCAAACCAAAAAGGGCGCCGGAGTCACGGCGCAACAGGTCGGGCAGGCGTTGAGCTACGCCGTCAAAAACGTCGAGTTCAAGGTTTTTTCGCTCACCGGCAGCGGGGAGAATGACTCCGACGCAACCCGAGTGGATTCGGACGACGACGACCCTCCGTCCGAGGCATCCCCCGAGTCGCTCAAGGCGCGCGCGCAAGAGCTGTTACAGCTCGTGGGACGCGCGGAAACCAAGAAGCAGCTCGAGGAGGCTCTCGAAGAGGCGCGCGCTGAGTATAGCCAGCTGCAGAGCGTCCCGAACTTCGCCGAGTCAATGCGCGCCATGCGCGAAGGCGCGGAGATCAAGCTCGGCTTGCGAAAGGCCAGCTGATGAGCGAACCGGAAGAATTGCCGGACTCCGAAGAGGAGTCCGGCGTTGTTCCCGGTTGCGACCGGGACGCGGACAACCGCGTGCACTTCAGTCGGCTAAAGCTGATGCACCGAAGCGCTGGGCACTACGCAGCCAACGTGCGCAAGTACAGCGCGAGCCAGGCTCTCGGGAGAGCAACGCACTCGTTCATCTTGGAGGATGAGAGCAAACTCGTCTGCTACGAAGGCAAACGAGACAGGCGCACGAAGGCGTACCAGACCTTTCTCGCGCAACATCCGAACAAGCAGATCGTTTCGCCTTCCGAGATGTTTAGGGTCCACGACATGAAGTCAGCGATCGAGCGCGATCGAGACGCTCGCGAGCTGCTTCGCGGCCATCGTGAAAACTACATGCAATGGGAGATAAAGGGAACCAAGGCGGCTGGCACCCCCGACGTGTGGAGCGTAGATGGTGACGCCGTCAACGTGACCGAGCTCAAAACCGACGACTGCACAGAGCCCGAGTCGTTCCTCCGCACGTGCGAGCGCTACTGCTATCACGCGAAGCTGACCTGGTACGCCCAAGGCATCATCAACCAAGGGCTCGCCAAGAGAATCGGCAGGCTGTCAATCGTGGCCGTCGAGTCCGAGCGCCCGCATTGCGTGACGATCGTAGACCTGGGACAGGACGTGATTCGGGAAGGGATCAGACTGTGGCGGGGCTGGCTGGCAGAGCTGCAGCGGTGTGAGGCGTTTGACCACTGGCCAGGGTATAGTCCCAGCCGCGTCAAGTGGAGCTTGCGCGCCTGATATCTGGCAGGTATATCAGGACCCATGACCTCGCAACAGCCCCCCCCGGCGCGCCGGGGGGATTCCTATCTAGCCGGCCCGACGCGCCGGAGGGATTCCTATCTACTCCGCTTGTCCGATTCTGAGCGCACAGATCTGGAGTACATATGCCGAGTCGACCGGATGCAGATATCGGACAAGCTGCGGGCGCTGATAGCGGCCGACGCGGCGGAGAAGCGCAAGCGAAAGCGATGGTAACCGAGTCGCACGAGCCATTCGTTTTGGTTCGTGCGGCTCGGGTCCGAGCTGCACCCGTGATTGGCGTGGATGCTACCACGCGGGTCCGGCACTTTGCAGCGGGCGGAGTGATCGTCGATCGGGGGCTGAGCCGCGGAGCGCGGCTACACATGCAAGAGGACTGGACATGACGTTGATCGAATTGGAGGCGCAGTGCAAGCCAAAGACTACGTGATCGGACTCGGAGTGGTGCTCCTGCTGTGCGTTGACGGCTGGGGTTGTGCGGCGCTCGAGAACGAGACTTGTCGAGAGCACCGGTGCAACGCTGTTGCGATGGCGTTCGAGGCCACCGACCCGCTCGTCGAGCACGTGGTGGCTGACTTGCGCGAATCCACGGGGGCCGACGTGATCACCGACCCGTACGGCGTGCCGGTGCTATGGGTGCCCGAGGTCACCAGCCGAGAGACAGGCGAGCGCTTATGTGGCGTGACGCGGTATGCCCGGCGCAAGTCGAGCGGTGACATTCTCTGGCAAGAAATCTGGATCGCGACCGAGAGCCGAGAAGGATGCGGCCCGATGAGTCGCACGCTGGCGCACGAGCTGATTCATGCACTGGCGCCCGACGCCGCTCATATCGAGGGTCCAGCGGCGTTCTCCGATCCGGCGAGCTCAGACCACTACACGCGAGCGGACGCGGCTGTGCTCTGCGCGGCAGTGGCCTGCGACCGATAATCACTCTTGGCCGCCTCCGGGGTCGATCAGCTGCCGTATCGATTCGCGGCCTGTGAGACGACGGTGAACGAGTCCAAGTAGACCTGTCGCTGACCTGTGGTCGATCCGATCAGGGTCAGGAAAAATGTGCAACACGCATTCGGCGCCCAATCTGTTGCATCAGTGACTACGTGCTCACCGTCGAAAAAGAAAAAGAGGTTCCCGTCGGCGTCCTGGAATACCTCGAAGACGTGTCTGCTGTTCGCGGTCGCGACGACGTTGGTGTCGGTCACACTGGTCGTGCTGTTCTTTCGTCGCGCGACGCGGAACGAGGAGTCCAGTGCCGTGACCACCTCGCAAAACAGACCGACAGAGGTGCCACCAAGCGTTGAGGACGTCACAGCCCCGTACGTGTCGAAATCGCTGACGAGACCCACGGCAAACTGGGTCTCCGCAGTCAGCGTCTGCGACGAGACGCGAAAAACGGCGGAGAAGTACCGGATAGACTGCCAGTGAAAGTTGTGGGCATTCTCGTCTTCTCCCAGCGTGAACACACATCGCGTCGTCCCGTCGGGGCTGGGCTGCCGGAGCAGCAACATCCCCCATATCTCAGGGTCAATTAGGTTGCTTTTGACGGTGGTCGTGAATCCCTGTAGGGCATAGCGGGACTGATCACCGGTGAAGCACTCCAGGCGCCCCTGGAATTCCTCGTGGAACACGTCGACGTTGGGCTGCGAGTGCAGCCAACGCATCATATCGTCACGACCGACCTTGGCTGTGCCGTGTGGTACGACGCCCTCCAAGATGTTAGCTACTGCCTGGTTTGCTGCGAGGTTGAGGTTGTAGGCGACGTTGATGTATCCGGATCCTCCGGTGTTATCGGCTCGATCTACCGACAGGACGTCGCCATCGTCAAAACTGACGAATCTCGTCTGAACCGGGTCCAGGCTGTTCTCCGCGTAGAACGCGCCGAGCGGCGTGAACCTAATCTCAGTCTCATCATTCGCCGAGTCATCGTTTCCCTGCCATGTGCCGTCGAAGGTGTTTACGAAATTCCACCACGTTCGCGCCGTCTGGTTGCTGCTGTTGATGCGCAGCGCTGGCGAGCCGTCGGCGCCAGTAGCGCCCGTCGCCCCCGTGGCTCCGGTTGCCCCCGTGGCTCCGGTTGCCCCCGTCGCTCCGGTTGCCCCCGTCGCTCCGGTGGCGCCCTGCGGCCCCTGTAGACCCTCGATCGTCGCCACCCCATCCGCCACGGTCACGGTAGCGCCGTCGAAATCGAGAGCGAACACGTCGCCCTTGTCGGCTCCGTCCTCGCGCACCTCGACCGGATAGCTCCACGTGGGCGGAGTGCCGGCGCCACCCGACGTGAGGGTCTGGCGCGCGTCGCCCACGGCGCCACCGACTTGCCACTCCCCGGTGCCCTCGATCTCCAGGCGCTCGACGCCGTTGGTGAACAACCTGATCGGGTTGCTGCCGCCGGCCAGCAACGAAACCTGGCCACCCGTGGTCTGCAGCGACGCGAACGTGGCGCCGACCACGGTCGCGAATCCGGCACTCGACTGCAGCGCCGCATTGCCGGTCGTGGCAAACAGCTCGAGCCCGGTGGCGCCGATCACACGCAGCGACGCCGCGGCGCGGATGTCGCCCGCCGATAGCCCCCCGCCTGCGAACGCGAGGTGTTGCCCCGATGCAACACTTGGGCTGTTCGCGCCGCTGGACGGGTCTTCGGCGAGCACGTCATCCCAGCCGTACGGTGATGTTGCCGGCAGGTCAGAGCCCTCGATCGAGCGCCAGCCGATGGCGGTGCCCGCCGAATTACTGAGCAGCGCCTGACGTGCGCCGGTTGCCGTGATAGCGGCCATCACACCCGCAGTGTTCGCGGCACGGCCGAGCACGCTCAAACCGGTGAGGTTGGCGAGCTTGGCGAACGTGACGCTGGCAGCGTTCAGCACCCAGCTGATGGCGCCGGCTGCCGCAAAGCTCGGCGTGATCTCGGTCGATGCCGAGGCCAGGCGGGCATTGGGCAGCGTGGACAGGTCATGAGTGACGTACGGGCCCGAGAGCGGCGCTGACGAGCTCGTGGCGGTGCTGGCTGCCGTGCTGGAGCTGCCCGGCGCCGAGCAAAACCAGCCGCCGTTGCCGTTGCTCTGCCATTCGTAGCGTCCGATCTGACTCGTCGCGAAGACCGTGGCGCCATTCACCTTGCTTTGCACGGCCACGACGCGCAGCGTGCCGGGCGTTTCCAGGATGAGCGTGATGCGCGCACCCTGGTTCGCTGGGCGCGCGCGAGGCAGCGTCATGGTGTTTCCGGACGTGATCCGGATCGTCTCGCCCTCGGTCGCGAGCCGCCCCTTGGTCTCGAGCTGCGAGACGCGACCACCGCGCGCGAGCTCGGTTTGCTGCGCAATCAGCGCGTTGACGACGCGCAAGAGCTCGCGTTCCGCATCCGGCGCGAGCCCTGGAATGTGCTGAATCGGTTGGAGTGCCATACGCTCATGGTATCATCGTTGGAATGCCGTAGTCATCCCAGTCGCCCGCGGTGTTGATGGGTCGCGGTATCTGAGCATGGGCGAGCTGCGTCTTGGGGGCCTCCTCCGCGAACAGTGTCTCCAGGCGCTTCCGCTCGATAGAGGCGATCTGATAGGTCTCGTTCGAATCGTTGTCCACTTCGCTGACCTTGCAGACCATGTCTTGAACGATCCATTCGGCAAAGTTCGCATGGCCGTTGTAGACGTCGGTCGACGCCATGTCAGCGAAGTTCGCGAGGTAGAATATTGCGTAAGAGCGTGCTGTGCGTGGCACGGGCGCAATCATGATCTTGCCCGCGCTCTCGCTCGACGTCGTGTTGAACGGCGCCTTTCGCAAAGCAAACGCGCAAGGCCCGTCACTGATACCGGGCACATCCCAGAAGTTCGTGAATAGCTGGTAGTCACGAATGCCGCTGATCGACGTAGCGCGCAGCGGGAGCCAGAGTCCTGTTTGAAAAAGCACGTCGATTCGGTAGATGCGCTGCGCGGCGATGGGCCAGTCCACCTCGGCGTACGTCTCGCCCGTATACGCGGGCGCAGTGGGCAGCGTGAGCGTTTCGGTGCGTTCGAGAAACCACTCGAAGCCGAGGTTGGTCAGGCGTACGCGCAGCTCGCCCGCGCTCGCGTTGAATTGCTCGAGCAATTCTTCGTCGGTGTGCCGGTCCTCTTGCCCGAAGATTCCCGCTTGCCGGCGCGCGCGTGTGATCAGGTCCGAGACCAGCTTGAATTGCTGTGTCATGGCCCGAGGATATCTCCCATGTCACCGGCAGGGTCCGGCGCGGGGCTGGCGCTCATCTCGATTGCTCGGCAGAGCGCCTCTGCTCGTGCGTGATCTCCGTCCGTCGCCTCGAGCAGGTAGCTGACGAGCTCGGGACTCTTGCTGTCGAGGTAGCTCGTCTTTTTCTTGCCCTTGCCCGTCTCCGGCGTGCCGAGGGCGGCCTTCATGTCGAAGTCTTTTGCCATTTCCAAAAACCTTTCCGGCTGCGATACGCAGCTCGATCAGAATCAACGCGAGAATCAGAAGCTTCACGGCGCAAAGCCGGCGTCCACAATCTTCGAGACGATATCAGCGAGAGCGGGCCACCGTGAGGCCACGACTCCGCCAACGAAAGGCAGCGCGGCCTTGGCAACGTTGACGATCCAAACCTTCCAGCGCGCATCCTTTTCGAGCCGCTTGACGCGCCGATGGATCTGCCCGAAGGCAACTGTCAGATCCGCTTGTCCGCGCAAGAGCGCGTTGACGCCTTTTTCTATGCGCTCCAGCCTGATCTCGACAGACTCGGAATCCTCTGTCACGTGACCATTGGGGATAGTGTGCAGTTGCATGGTGATTCGGAGCCGTTTCTGAACGAACGCCCCGGCGCGGGAAAACGGCAAAAAGCCGCGCCGGGGCGCAACCCTCAGAACGGTGGCTCCCGATGCAACTCGGGAGTGGCGCAACCTTCCCAGGTCGATTGCGCTTCGGCGATCGCGTCCACCGTGTGACCGAGCACACGGAGGAACGTGATCAGGTCGGCCTGGCCTCGCGCGATATCACGAACCAGGTCAGCAGCGTCACAAGCTTTGCCCACGTACGGGGCGACGGCTTGCGCTCGGCACTCGAACACGTCGAGCGCCCGTTGTGTGCGCGGGTCCAGCTGGCCCCCCACGCAAGAGCAGAGGACCAGCATGATGACGAGATATCGCATCAGAACCCCAGCAGCACGATGAACACGATCTCGGACCCGGAAACCGGGTCAGCGATTGTTGATGTGTCAGCGGTCACGTCAACGTACTCCTGCGTGGTGAACGTCACGGCTCCGGATGTTGGGTCCAGGTCCTTTGCGACGTTCACCTTGCGAGCGTCGGTTTCGTCAGCGGTGTCGTCGGGACGCACATCACCGATGGGCAGACAAAACCTGCACTTCGGAAACGTGAGCGAGTAGGTCCCGGTTCCGCTGCGCGTGATGCTGAATCCCGCGGTGGTCTTCGCCTCGTCAATTGTCGGGGCCCCGCTTGCGCCAATGTCAGCGTGGACATAGGCAAAGGAAAGGTCCGTGCGGGGCCCCATCGCACGAACCGGGAACGAATCAGCAAAAGGCATGGTTGCTCCTTTTCGGCGTGTTTCAGCGCTGAATTACTGGCTCACGTCGATGGGGCCGCGACCGTGCCGCGACGGGTATGGAGTCGAGATGTGGCCGTAGCAAGCGATTCGGAACTCGTACTTGTCCGAGGTGGCCTTCCGCAGCATCGTGAAGCCGTCGCCCTTCATGACCTTGGGGAAGCCACTCAGGGTTCGGAGCGTCCACTTGTCGATCTCCAGGGCCCAGAAGGTATCTGGCCTGCACTTGGGAGAGCTGATGACCTTGGCCAGGCCCTTGCCCGTCTGCAGCGTGATGTACTGGTAGGAAAGATTCGCAGTCCTCCCGTCCAGCGGACGTTGCCCGCGCGCCTCGAGCACGCTCGCGAGCTTTTGCCACTGGATCGATTCGAGCACGACCAGCTTCTCGCCGCTGCCACCGAACGTGCTGTTCAGCTTCGTCACAAGCCGCTTGATGCGCTCTTCGTTGGAGAGCCCAGCGGCTTGCGTGGAGGTCAAGCGAGCGCCGCCGAGTCGCGAGTCAACGGAGCGATCCACGCCCTTGAAGGCGGTGGAGCCAGGCGCCGAGCTCGGAATCCAATCAGCGAACGAGTCGATGATGAACACCGGCGTGTTGCCGCTGGTTCCCTGGAAGTCACCCTTTCTGAAGAGGAAAAGGCTCGTGTCGGCCGTATCCCAGCCAGTCGGGGTGCCCGCGCTGCCGCCCGCGGTCGTCGAAAACGTGACCTGCAACGTGTCATAGTTGACCGCGATCACCCAACCCGTGGAACCGCTACCGAGCAGCGAATGTGCGCCAGAGCCATCGTTCGCCGAAACCTGAAACGGCGCGCCGATGTTGAAGTTCATGATCTGCGACTCGGCAGCATCACCCGTGAGCGTGATGACGCCCGTGCTGATGTTGTTGCCGTTGTACTGCCCGACGCTCTTGCCCGGCTCGGCCCATAGATAGGTATCCATCACCTCGCCGAACTCTTCGATGATGCCGTCAGTTTCGAGACCGATCGGGCTCAGATACGAGCCCGAGGGCACGTCGCCGCCAGCGTCGATGGCCTTGTCGCTGATCTCGACGCCGCCCGTGTAGTCACCGTAAGGCAGCGACCACTCGGCAACCACGCTGGTCGCGCCGGCATGCGTTCCGCCGCTGGTTTCCTGCGTGGTCGCGCGCGTCGCGCTCAAACCCTGCGGGTTGCTGACGCGCACCGGCTCGTGGAACGTCAAGCCTGAGCCCGAGTGCTTCCCCTTTTTTAGCATGTCGAGCACGGGTTTGTCGTGCACGGCCATGCATTCGATCTTGCCCGGGCGCGCGTACCGCCGGTGCAAGTACTGATCAACGTAGATGAGCGCCATGGCGCCTCCTTTTTCATCGGTGGAACGCAGCTCGTTTGCTGCATCGGCTCACCGTTGGAGGCGCTGGTGGAGGCGCGCGCCGTGTCTCGCTGGCTAGGCGCCATGTCGTCGCCGGCATGGCAGCCCGGAATCGGGCTGGGTGCTCTCGGAGAGAGGCCGGGGATAACCCGTGATCGGAACCCTAGCGCGTGAGCTCCCGGTTTGCAATGGCCTGTTGCACCAAGTCAACCCATTCGTGGGCCTTGGCCATGTCGCAGCTCATGACGCGCAGCACACACCAACCCATGGCCGCGGCTTCCGAATACTTCTCGCAGTCGCCGCGGTAGCCCTTTACGAATTGGTGGCGACCGAGGCCCTCGCATTCCAGCGCAATCTGATATCCGGGCCACGCAAAGTCGAGGCGCCACTTGCGCCTCGGATGAAACCGCCACTCGCGGCAAAAAGCAGGAAGGCGCTCGCCCCACGCGCGGGCGAACGCCTCTTCTGCCTCCGACCGAGCGAGCTTGCTCGCCCGGCGCGAGCCTCTATTCAGCCGGATCAACACGCTCATTTATCCGGCTGCCGCCCCCTCAGCTTACCGGGACGGTTCACCGATCGCCCGCTCCTGAGCCGTATCAGAAAGCGCGAACAACCGAAGAGCTTCGCCGCCTGAGACTCCGACGCGCCGCTCGCCAGCGTCGCCAGGACTTCTGTCGCTAACAGGTCAGGCCGAAGGACTCGGCGGCGCTTGGTGCGCACATATGGCCTGATACTCGACGGTGCGAAGCCGAACCGCTCTCCGATCTCCCTGAGCGAGAGACCGTCATTGGCGAGGCTCTGCATGGCGCGCGCGTGTGGAGCGATGCGCGACCGCCTCATGCGAACCCCTGCTCTTGGCGCCACGTCGACAGCGCTGCGACCCACTCGGCATAGCGGCGCTCGCGCTTGCGCCAGGTGCGCGCCGTTCCGCGCCGTTCGTGCTTGGCGTTCGCATCGTCCAGCCTCTTGGTGTGGGCCGACAGGTGCTGCGATACGCCGTCTCGAGAGACGCCGGCACTCTGTGGCGCCGGGCCCTTGCGATAGACCCACTTCCAGACAGGGCCGTTGTGCTCGCTCTGGCCGCGAACCACGAAATCGGGCGAAACCAAAGGGTCCGGACCATGGGGTGTATACCTCACCCTGTGGATCAGACCTCGTGCCTCGATGTCGTTCAGCGCGGCGCGAATGATGCTCGCGTCGCCGCAAGCGCGCGCCGCGGCTCTGACGATCAGCTCGCCCGGAATGTCGACCCCCGAGTACGCAATGGCGTGCCGCGCCTCTGGGAACGAGAGCAGCCAGTCGCCCGCCCCAGTGAACTTTTCACCCACGGCGCCGCCCCTCCTTCTCCCTTTCTCTTTGCTGCACATGCAACCCAACCCAAAGATCCACCCGATCGGGACCCAGCATCGGCGCCCATTCCGGAGTTCCCCACTTGGGATAATCCGGGTGCTCGCTCATGAATACCGGCTCAGTCTTCGGTCGACGATTGCGCGGTAGCAGGGCTCTATCTCCCGCCATACCCTCATCACTCCCGTGTGCATCGCATTCTGACCCGGGCTCGGGTCGTTGAACCCGGCCCGATCTAGTACGACGATCTGATCGCACGGCATCATCCCCGGCTTGTCGCGCATCCACCGTCGCAGCGCGCGCGCCATGACATGCCCCTCGCAGATCCAGTGCCCGGGGCGCCCGAGCCAGTTGCGCTGCACCCATTCGGCGGCGCCGTCGTCGCCCGCGAACGGGATACCCTCGGGTAGGTACATCACACCAGGTAGCGGCTCCTTTACCTTGGAGCGAGGGTCGCCGCAGTAGACCAGCGCGCGCGATTGGCTCGACAGCTCGCGAGCCAGCGTGCTCTTGCCACGCCGTGGGCCAGCGACGATCACGGTTCGCATTCGTCGAGCTCCGAAAGAATCTGATCGACCTTCCTGGAGCGACCGCCCCGCGCGCGTCCCTTGCGCCCGCCGCGTGCGGCGCTCTCGCGATTGTAGTTCGTCCGGAAAAAGCGCCGAGGCGCGGCAGCTTTTTCCTGCTCCTGCTTGGGCAGGTGGGCCAGGTTGTCGACCCACCCGGGTTTGAATTGATCTGCCATGCAGATATCATCCCACGATATCAGGGGCCGCGCAACATCTTTCGCGCGGCCCCGTGCGGTGGTCAGTGCCCGAACAGGCGCGCCACCTTGCGCCGACACCAGGCCTGCCCGAACTTGGCCGTGCGCTCATCGCTCATCATGCGCTGGAGCTCGTAGGCTTGCAGCTCGCCCGTTGCGTCGATCGCTTTGAGCGCCGCGCTGAGCTCCGGTGGCAGCTCGAAGCTGGACCGATCATAGATGCCGGGGAATTGCTCATCGCGCGTGCGCTTGGCGGCCCAGCTGATGCTCCACTGCTTTTCCCGCGCGTAGCGCACGTTCCTTTCGAGCGCAACGCGCAGCCTGCCAACAATCTGGTGTTGCCGCTTGGCCTTCTCGGATTGCTGCTCGGCTTCGACCCGAGCCGCTTCGATACGCGCGAGCTCGACGCGCCTCTCGTTTTCGCGTCGCTGCATGCTGGCCTTGGCCAAACGAATCTCCTCTTCTGCGATGGCCCGCTCGGCTTCGGTGATGTCCGCTAGCTCGAGCGCCAGGCTCATCGCCTCGATGGCCATCTCGTCGCGCGTCTGATCGTCGTTGGCTTCGCTCGTGGCTGCTTTGAGACGCGAGTAGATGCGGCCGCCACAATCGAGCACTTCGCGCCGCGCGCCAACTACCGGTATGAACGGGTCGCAGCGCATGCAGCGCGTGGGAAACATCGGGCTGACTTTGGTGCCACACACCGTGCAACACTGCTCGCTCACGTTACGATTCTCGGCGGTGACGACCCAGTAGTCTTGGTCTTTCTGCGGGTGGCCGTGCTCGACGCTGGCGCCCGTCAGGTCGAGAATCAGAGCGCCAGTCTTGCCCGGCGCCGAGCGCGCTGCTCGGCCGCAGATCTGGATATACGCATTGAGCGAGCTGCAGCCACGGTCGAGAATCAGGCACTCGATATCCGGCACGTCGGTCCCTTCGGTGAGCTGCATGCAGTTGACGAGCACGCGAATCTCGCCGCGCGCAAACTGCGCGAGTTGCGCTTCGCATTCCGCCGGCTTCATCTTGCCGTGCACGATGGCGCTCGGGACGCCGGCTGCCTGGAAGCGCTCCAGCGCGAGCTCGGCGGATGCCACGAGATGGCAGAACACGATCGTCTTGCGGCCACCGGCGTACCGGCGCCACGCCGAATAGGCGCACAGGCGCTGCTCGGCATCGGCCTTGATGCGCCCCGTATAGCGATGCTCCTCTTTGTCGTAGCTCGGGCCGAGCTCGCCCACGACGCGCGCGCGGCGGTCCTCTGCCTCGACCACGTTGATCACTTCGAGCGGCACGAGATAGCCGTCGCGCACGAGGTCGCTCGGCTTGGCACCGATGACCATTCCGTCGAACAGATCGCCGAGTCCTTTGCCAAAGCGCGCGTTCTTTTTCTTCGATTCGGCGCTCGCGCCGTGCGTAAAACGCCAGGGCGTGGCCGTGAGCCCGAGCATCGGCACTTGCTCGGGCACGGCGTCAAAGATGGCTTGCCAGTCCTGTGAATCACCATGGTGGATCTCATCCCATATCACCAGGTCAACACCAGCAAGCGGGTTCCTGCCAGCCTTCTGCTGGCTGCGCAGCGACTGAATGGTTCCCGTCGCCATGCCGAGCCGGCGCTGGGCTTGGGCGACCAGGTTGCGACGGTGCGCGATGAATAGCGGAGAGCGCGCGTTGCGCGACAGGTAGTTCGCGCATTCGGTTTTGCCGCCACCCGTCGGCAGAACGAGAATCATGCGGCGCATCTCGCTCGCCCATGCGTCCTCTATCTGAGCACAGCAGTCTTGCTGATAAGGGCGGAGAACGGGGATGTCGGCGCGAGTCATTGCGAGTTGCATTGGATTACCTTTCCGGGCCGCCTGTGGCTTGCCCTCGGGCCACTGTGATATCAGGCAATCTGCCTCGGTGCAATAAAAAAGATATCACCCATCGCGTCTCATCCGTGGCTTGACGTCTCGGCCGTTTTGCAGCATGGTGCAAAACGCATTCTCCTCGGGTGCATGGCCCCCGGTCGCTCCGGGGGCCAAGACGGTTCGTCCGTCAGCCGAGGCCATGCGACCGTCGTCCTCGGGAGGATTATGCTTGACGCACATGCCCGGCGCATGCAGCGGTGCGCCGTCTATTATGCTGAACTTGGCTTCTGTGTATTCCCGTGCGCACGAGGGACCAAGTTCCCGTGCAAAGACACACACGGAGAGCTATCAGCCTCGGACGATCCTGCGTTCGTGCGCGAAGTATGGGAGGCGTTTCCCGGCGCGAACATCGGGTGGGCGCTGCGCTATGCGCCCGGCGTGTTCGTCTTGGACGTGGACGAGCGCTCCGGGGGCCATCACTGGCTCGCACATCGACCGCAGCTGCCGCGCACTGTCAAAACGCTGACGCCGCGCCGCGGCAATAACGGCCACTATTGGTTCGCTGCAACACCCGCGTTGCAGAGCGTGGTCACCAAAGGCCTGAAGGACACCAGCGGCCAGGTGGATATCAAGGGCCTGCCGAAAGGCTACGTGCTCTTGCCGCCGAGCACCAAGCGGGGCAGCGAACACTGCTATGAGTTCGAGGTTTCGCCGCGCGAGGCGGAGATAGCGGATTGCCCGGAGTGGCTGGAGAGCGAGATATTCTTCGCGAAGCGCGTCGAGCGCGAAGAATGGGATATGCGGCGGCGCGCAATGCCAGTGGGCACGCGAGCGCAGCGTGACACGCTCGTGCACATATTCCGTGCTCGGGGTGACTTGGGGCCGCAGATTCGTCCGGGAGTGTGGGCGGTGCGATGCCCCAATGAATCACAGCACTCGGAGAAGCGACGGCGTTTCGCCGGTGACACAGTCTTGTTCGAGCCGCCCCCGGGCGGACGGGGGCCAGGCTGGCTTTACTGCGCCCATGCGCACTGCCAAGACATCATGAAGGAGCTAACGGCGTGAGCGTCACAGATATTCGGGACCGGCTAAAAAACGGTGCGCCGCCTCGTGCAGCGCGCGAGGTTGGGGACAAGTCGAGCTCATTCCGAATAGCGGAGGAGCCCGAAGCGAACGCTCCGCGCAAGCCGACCGTGAGCGTGCCCACTCCCGAGGAGTGGCTGTCGCCCGAGCCCATCGAATATCCCGACGTGATCGCGGCGCCGGACTGCAATCGCGAGTTCACCGATTCGTCGGTGAAAGACGTGACCAGTCACGCGATAGGAGAGATGCTGCTCAACGCGCTGGACGCCAAACACACGGTGTGCCTGGCGAGCGGCAACAAGCTCTGGCTATGGCTCGGAGATGTCTTTGCGCCGATGCCTGACGAATGGCTCGACAAGGCCGTGAAGCTCTATCACGGCGCGCAGACGATTCAAGCCAAGCGAGGCGAGACGGGCGCGGGCATGCCGTGGTTTTTCAATCCGGGCAACCTCGCTGCCGTGCGGAAGGCGCTCTTTACTGACGTGCTGGCGCGACAGCTGGGCATCGGCGATCCGTTTGCGACGAGTCCGGCGCTCGCTGTTTTTGGCGATCGGACGCTGGTCTACGACCGGCGCACGCGCACTGCTCGGCTCGAGGACAATTCGCCCGAGTGGCGAGCGACGTACGCATATCCGTTCGCGTGGAGCGACGAACCCGTCGAGCCGACGTGGTTGCTCAGGGTGCTGAGAGAGGACACGTTTGCGGGCGTGGAGGAGAGAGAGCGCGAGGCGCGCATTCTGCGCATTCGCCAACAGATGGGGCTCGCGATGCTCGGCGCGCAAAAGCTCGCGAACCTGCACAGTGTGCTGATTCTGAAGGGAGCCGGCCACGACGGCAAAAGCACGCTCATCGAGCTCACGCAGCTGTGCATGCCTCCCGATTCGTGGCTGCCGCTCAACCCGCAAGACCTGAGCTCGGGCACGGGCGACGGCGCCGAGGGGCGAGCTCGTCTGCACGGCAAGAGCGCCGTGTTTTGCGATGACGTGAGCGAGCGCGCAATGCGCGACAGCTCGCACTACAAGACGGCAACCGCGTTCGGCAAGCTCTCGGGACGCCACTTCGGCTCGGGCGTCAACTCGTTCACCGTGGACGTGAAGGCGACGTGGTTTCTGGCGTGCCAGCAGCTCTGGAAAACCGACGACAAGACGCGCGGCTTTCAGCGCCGGCACGATATCATCGAGTTTCCGAACACGATTGACGAGGCGCACGCTGACCGCGCGCTCGCGCAAAAACTCTACTCGCTGGAACGCCGGGAGATCGTCGTTTGGGCATGCCAGGCAGCGCTGGAGCTGCTTCGCGGCGGAAGCCTCGCGAAACCCGAATGCTCGGCGCGGCTCATGGCCGCGTGGATGATGAGCGATGGTGATATCGCGGCGTTCATCGAATCGAACACGTCGGATTGCTCGCAGTCACCGAAAGGCTCGTGGCCGTCTCTCGAAGACGTCTGGAATCGCTATGTAGAGTGGACGGCATTCGTGCATAAAACCGCAGGTAAGCATCGGAGTTTAATCGACTTTTCCAGAACGGTACGGAAGATACCCGGCGTCATTGTGGACAAGAGTCCAGACCCAAAGAATCGAAGAGCAATAATATCGCGCAGTTGTGAGTAGTGAAGGGATAGTGAAGGGATAGTGAAGGGATAATGAAGGGAAAAGTTTAATGGTTTCGTGGGGGTGAAGGACTGAAGGGATGATCCCTAAGGCTCTCGCTACGCGCGCGCCTAACTCCTCCCCAATATGCTTATAAGCATTCATCCCTTCATCCCTTCACTCGTGCGTAATCATTCAGGAATCGGCTGAAGGATCCCTTCACTTTCCCTTCACTATCCCCTCACTATTGGTTAAACCACTGGGAATCGTTATGTCTAAACCGAATTATTATAACCAGTCTGGAAAGAAATTGTTCCGGCTGGTCAGACTAATAAAGGCGAAGCCGGGCCGCAGGCTGACCAATGACGACATTGAGCAAGCCGTGAGAACCATTGATGAATTGCAGCGTGAGGCGACGCTTTTGCGTCGCTGGCTCGCGGAGCACTACGAACAATGAGCCGGGACCTGAGCAGAACCTTCCCCTGGCTCCGCAAGCCCGAGCCGAAGCCGGCGGGGCTCGAGGTAATCGAGCCACGGGACCCCAACTGGTGGAAGCGTCCCTACGCTGGGCACGAGCCCCCCGAGGGTGTGCCGCCAGGGCGTCCCTGGTTCGCCCCAAACGCCGCTGTATGGGTCGACGAGGCTGGGTGGCGCTGGCCCATGGCGACGCTGCCAGCAGGCGTACAGCTGCCGGCGCAGCCCAGCGGCGACGAGCCCGAGGACGACCT